CTTGCATTAGTCTCTCCACAGCTTGACACCGTCCCAGTCCATCTTTTATGTGGTATGAATGTAGAATCCGGTTACACCTTCATCTCTTAATACACCCAATCACAATCCAGACTTCATCCTGGGGCTCTCTCCACCTTTAGAAAACCCACATCCCCTTACTCGTATTTCGGCGACGCACGATGAGATCTGAAAATCTGAACCGACTCAAAATCGATTCTTTCAAAACAGTCCTCACCAGGCATTGCTACCATCTCCGACTTCCCCTCACTATTCTTCACAACCTTCAGAATCCCCAGCGCCTTAGCCTGTTTGATTTGGCTGCGCTTCTCCCTCATTAAAGCTTCCATTTTGTAACCTCGAACGATGTTTCTTGTCCGGGTGTATGCCTCCCCCATTTCATAAGGGTCAACGATCATGTTGTTTTGTGTGACGAATCCTGTAAGGAATGAATGTTCCCAGAATCCATCATCTTCACCGAGGAAACGAAGTAATCCAATATCTTCGTAACTCTTGAGAGTAGGTTTAATAGCCAGAAGATCTTTCTGGTATCCTAACTCGTGGTTTACTGCCTTCATAAAATCGGGCATCGGCATTTTAGGAGAAATCTTGTTAATGTATTTCTCAGCCGCATGGGGGCAACCTTCCAAAGTTGCCACTTCCATGTATTCCATTATGGTGAATTTATGATCGAGAGGGGGGATAAGACCTAACCCCCCGAGTGATTGCGGAATGAAAAACGGAACAGAAATGTCCGCTTTCTCAAGCCCAATCTTGCGGAAGTCTCTCAATTTAGAGATCTGAATCTGATTGTAAACCTTTGTGAAGGCTCCCATCATAGCTGGACGTGCCCGTTCTGGGTCTTTGTCCCCGGCGACCATCTCCCTCCCTTTTCGTCCACGTGCTTCAACTGTCTTTCTCCATTTAAAGTAGTTCTCTAGGTTATCATTGCGTTTAAGCAAGTCCTTCCTTTGAATCACCTGTAGAGCCTTAAGTTGGCACAATTCGTCGGGTTTTTGGAGTGTCCTTTGTTGTCCGGGGGTGAGCTTGGGGGGTGCCGCGTATGTTTTCGGCGATACCCTTTCACGTCTTAATTCGGCAGCAAGAATCTGAAGATCCATGTCCGTCATTATCGTGATGTCCTTATACGTACTGAGTCCTTGTCCGGTGGACCGTTGACCGCCAATCAGCAGTCTCGAATTCACAGCCGCCGCCTTCTCAAACAATAAGTTAGGAGGTAGCGCGCCCATCCGCCTGAAAAGACGTGATGCGGTGAGTTCAGCCAACTTACCCTCCTTCCATCCGAACCTAATCGGTCTGGGAGACGGGTTGTATATGTAGAGTTCACTGTTGATAATTGCCACCCTTTTGTGAGTGTAATTTTTGCCGAGAGAAAACTTGAGGCCACATTGTTTAGTAACCCCCTTCCAGATGTTGTAGTGATCGTCGGTGAAACTCCAGTAAAGGATATCATCGCCGTTGACGCACATTGGAAGCTCCTCCAGCACACAGTACTCGTTTTCCTTTAAAACTCCGATTTGTCGGAAGTAAACCTCATAAGCGACTTTAGTCGCGGCCAAGTTAATCAGGCAGAGGATAGGAAACGAACTGGGTGAACCCATTAGCTGACCCCATTGTTGTTTATGTAGGGACCCTTTCTTTTCGTATTTTAGCTCATGTCCAGTCAAACACTGCTTCAGGACCCATTGGTCCTCTAGCGGAATACGCAGGCGCTGGCAGATGGCCTCATTGGCCACTTCACTCAAATATGGGTGAAGTAGATCGGTTGCAGACTCGTAGTCTCCAGAAACAAAGAACCCTTCTTTATCGCTTTGGGCGAAATAGGGGGAGTTTCCGAAAACCTGGGATAAAAAGGCCGAGTTGCAGGGTTGTCCGATCAGTCTGCAGTTGAACTGTTTTCTCATAACCCCATGTATTACCTTTTGCCAACGCCGAGCCAGATGGTACTGATCGGCATCCCCTTTTGTGATTGTCCTAACCTTGAATGCTTCGAGCAGGGGGACGACCTGAGCTTCGACACTTAGTCTAGCAAAGGCCGCCTTCCGCGAGCTATTCTCCGCCTCGGTATAAATTTCCGGGTCGTGGGGAGTTCTCACATCGACGTATTCAGTCCTGTAAGTACAGTATGAATGTAGATATCCGTCTTCGGGTTCAGGAAGGAGGTACTTCTCGCCATGGTGCTTTAAAAGATCACCAACTGCCCCCCCCAAGTGACGGCCATTATTGACCGATGCACCCAAGGAAGGGAGACGAGAGGGAGCCTTTCGCTCCAATGGGATGGACTTGTTGTGTTTGGATGACTGTTGTTTGTATATATCGCATATTGTGTCGGTATGAACGTAATTAACGATCTTCTTCTCGTCTTGATTAGGGAGCCTACCCCAGATATCATCAGCACACTGTTGGATAGAAGTAAAAATCAACTTCTCCATCTTTTTGCCGAGAGGGTCTGAGGCCATGGGAGTACACATGATTTTCTTGTGTTTCTCCAGGTTCTCCTTAACAAACGAGGAATCGACTGCGAGTGAGGCGTTTTTTGTCATATATATATCCTTGGTAAGCATGATCATTAGTTTAACAGTTTGCGAGAAACCCTTTTTAGAGCCCTCTAGCTTTTCTGTTGACCTACATAACTGTACCCAGAATTGGTTGTCGAAGAGGTAAACCAAATTTTCCCCTCCAGTAGAAACCACAAAGTCGGGACAGGGAGGTAATTCTTTTTGATGAAGCATACGAGCCCAAAGGCTCGCTGTGCTCCACTTAAGAAACTTCTCCATAAGTCCGTACTTTGCATATGCCATTAACCGCCCAGTCAACCTTGAAAGGCACTCAATATCTAGAGCGCCCAAAAGTCCCAGTTCAGTTTGTCCGTAAGCGTGTTTCCCGTAATCTAACCCTTTCAGGCTAGTACGCCACAATTGCAATGTATTTGTGTACCATTGTGTCATGTGGGCTGCTTTGATGAAGCAGTCTAGTGGGAGTAAGTCGAGAGGAGGTGCCGAGGTACCACTGTCAACGAGCTTC